TCTTCCTTTCCACCTAAGTGAAAACCTAAAATGGTACAACCTTTCATGTCACTGATCACAGGCGACATACACATCCCAGGTTGTGTAATAAAGGGAAGTTTATAATACGACCCCCAAAACACTTTTTGGGTGTGTGCCACCAGACCGGTGCCTTGAAAGAGCATTGGAAATGATTTTAATTCCGTTCCTTGTATTTCCCTTGAAACCAATCGTGCTGAACATCTCCGAAGATCCTTATCTAAGGGCAAAAACTTTCTGAAATCTTTCATAGACCCACCACCTGTAATAAAGCAAAGGGTAAAATCAGTTCCAGGAATGCTAACTCTAAAGGACTTGGAAATCTTGTCACGAAATGATCTACCAACCTGGCTATCTATTGCCTTATAGCAACGGATGCCAATGTCACGATCACCATGATAGTCTAAGAAATGCGTAGGTAAAAGAACAAAATTTGACACAAGGTAGAAACCCAGGCTAGTCTTATCTATATCAGAAACGACTCCTATAAGGTTTGTACGCATAGCAGCGGCAAGATCATCACTCGTCGTTGTTTTTGAAGGAATAGACATTGGTAATGGTACTGTCTTAGCAGCCAACCAAGGGTTAACTGCATCATTCCTTTCGTCAATCTCGTTCTGTGATTCAGGGTTCAGTCCAGTATGGGCATCCAATACATCAGGCTTCCATTCGGAATTCAATCCTTCGCTAACAACGTGCACTCTTTCTTCTTGCGAATTTCTAGCACGCATTGTGGCTAAGATAATACCTATAGCGCCTAAACCAATTATAGCGTATTTTGATTGCCATTGCTGGGTGTACGTCTGAACTACATCACGCAATTCCATGATTCGGTTTCTAACCAGTCTCCTGTAAGTCTGAATTGTAGCTGAAGTGTACCAATACATGGCTAGCAACGTGGAAAACAGCCAAAATACACTCAAACAAGGCATGACCCACATGAGGGTTACCATCAAGAGCATAATAAAACTATTTCCAGCCGCCAGCGATCTCTTAATATCTTCTCTCCAAAAGAACAGTCCAAATTTAAGAACGCGTGGGTGACAAATATATTTTTCAGGTAGAAAATCTATCCGTTCCCAGTACTCACATATCCGTGCAGTCGCAATCATAGTTGCAGCCACGCCATTTGCATAGCAGGCTTTCAACTCAAACGCTCTCCTGGAAAAGTAATCTCTCAGACAACTAGATTCTGGTTGGGTTTCCGGCAAATGGGACAATCTCGTAGTTCCATGCGATAGTTCAACTTCAGCTTCTCTAACAATACCTGGTTCCCCACTCAAATT